AAGATGTACGGTGCTGAGCACAAAGGTATGCATGGTGAAATGGCAAAAGGAGAATATTCCGATGTCATTACTACTGACTACCTAAACTGGATGGAAAACACTTTGAAATCAGCAGGTGTTGACATCGTAGGTGCAAGAGACCACTTTGACCAAGTTTCCAAGGCTAACCTAGGAAGCACACCAGAATCTATTGGTGACGGTGCAGATTACTTCGCTGGACAAGTCAAGGGTCGAGCACAAGAAGGTGGCTCCCCATCAACTAATGCAATCGGTAAACTCAACAGTGGCGGAAGCGGTGAAGTAGCAAAAGGTTACCTACACCCAAGCCTAGTTAGTGCAACTGATTTGGAAGCAGCATACGAAGTTTACAAAGCAGCATCTCTTGAAGAACAATTCAAATCCAATTTAGGAAATGTATTTGCTGATAGACTAAACAAAGAACTTACTCAAGAAGCACAAGCAAGAGAAGCCGCTTCCTTCGATGCAAGAACACCACTTGCTAACATCGAAAAGGCTCTATCAGACTTGAGTGGCAGAATTGATAACATCACTGCATCATCTGATTCAGTAGAAGCAGCAACAATTAGAAAACAACTTTCCACTGTCGAAGTACCTTCGACACAGGACTTAGCAAGCATGGACTGGTCAGAAGTCCACAACCTCGCTGGGAGCGTATTTCATAACTGAATAGGTGGATAAAAGAAAATTAAGGAGATGACAAGATATGGCAAGAAATTACATGAGAACAATCAATGACATGGAGCGCTACTACTACGGTGCTGGACAAAGTATGGGATATTCATACACTGGTTCAGAACTACTGAAGGCTGACGCACCATTGCTAAGCACAACAGCAGGAACATACCAAGCAATCTACGGTAGAAAAGTTTGGTCACAACTAAACCAAGAATTTAACGCATTTTCAATTCTACCAAAGAAACCATGGGACAGAAGTGGATGGAGAGTAGTTACTGCTAAGCCTTCCAAGACTGTTGGTGGCGGAATTGCAGAGAACGGTACACTACCAGACACAACCAAACCTACCTTCCAGAATGTTGCAGCAAAGCCTAAAACCATCGCTCACTCATTCGATATGTCTGAGGTAGCAATTTTCCTAAATGACAAAGACGACGGTCTAGGTGACATTCGTTCAGTCTTGAAAGAAGAGATGGGTAAGCACCACGCAGAGCACATCAACGACATGCTAACTGAGGATGTAACAACTGTAGCAGGAAATGACTTTGAATCACTTGACAGAATTACCACTGGTACAACAATGGCATCCGGTACTCACTACGATGCTGGTGACGAAGACATTTACTCAATTGACAGAAGTGCTAACACTTGGTCTTTTGCTGAGGATTCTGCTGACAGCGGTTCTACTAACAGAACTCTATCACTTGACCACTTAGATGAGTTGTTTAGACTTATCTGGACTCGTGGTGGAAATCCAAAGGTCATGCTAACTGGATATGACACCTTGATGAGAATACAACAACTTCTACAAAGCCAACAAAGGTTCATGGAAGAAAAGAGAGTAGTTCCAACATTCAACGGTGTAAAGGGTGTTCCGGGTATGGAAGCAGGTTTCATCGTAGCAACTTACAACGGTGTTCCAATTATTCCAACCAAAGAGATGGCAAGCGACGGCATCAGCAGAATTTACATGCTTGATACTGACTACCTATACTTTAGCACTGCAAAGCCAACACAATACTTTGAATCTGGTATCGAAACCGGAGACCCATTCGCCATTAACCGCCTCGGTCAAGAGGGACTTTACCGAACAATGGGTGAAGTATGGACAACTTTCTTTGGAGGTCAAGGTTCTATCCGTGACTTGAAGTGAGGATTAATGGAGAATAAAATATTAAGGAGATGATTAAATATGGCAGCATTAACACACAGAGGAATAACATATACGCTAAGCAGTGCAGTTACACCAGTAATGAACTTGGACTTACAACTTCAAGGTGGAGTAGACCAAGACGAAACACGATGGTTAGACGGAGCAGCAGGAGCAGCAGGTGACTATCCGGGTGCTTTGACAGGTTTTCAAGCAACTAACACAGATACAACTAATATCGGTGGAAGAAACCCACGAATGGTTATGTTAACTTTACCTTCTGGAGTAGCAGAGGCAAGTACTTTGACTCTTTCGGGAGAAGTAAGTAAAATTGTATCATTTGTATCACAAAGGGCAGACGCAACAGCAAACATAGCAATTACACATACTAGTGACCTAGTATTAACTTTTGATATGGAAGCAACTGCTGACGGTACTACTGACGATTTAACTGCAATGGAACTTTGGCTAGTATTGGCTTGAGGTGAGTAACCTTGCCTACAGTTACATACATAGGTAACTACGCCTATAGAAAAGTACCGGGTACAAAAGAAATCTGGATAAGAAAAGAAGTCAAAGAGGTTTCTCAAGAATGGCTAGACACTTACCGTACCGCTATCTGTACTAACCCAGAAGTGTTTGTGGTCAAAGGCGATGCCAAGACTACGGCAGGAATAGGCTTTACAGAAGACGCTGATGGTGATGGATTACCTGACTCAGGTTGGACTAAGAAAGATATCACAGGATGGTTAAAGGACAAAGGGGTATCTATCACAGGGTATGCTACTAAAGCAAAACTCTTGGATAAGGTAAAGGTCACACTCAATCCACCGGCACCAGAGCCAGTGGTTGAGGAGGTCACTCCTGAGCCTGTAGTAGAAGAAGCAGTAGAAGAGACTATAAAAGAGGACCCACTCGTAGAAACAGACGGAGTTGAAGAACAATGACAGATATTAACACAAGAATGCATTCTTTAGGAAATTTGAAATTAATAACAGGTACTTTTACGGCACTTAATACTGACTCAATTTCTTATGATGGATTATTAAATGAAGTACTTGCCGCAGGTGGACATATAGAAGATACTTTTAACAAAAGTGGAGTAATGATTAACAATGGTGGCGGTTATTCTGCGGGTGAAACTGGGCCAATGACAGTCGATGCGGTAGATGCTCAATTAATTTTTAATAAGGATGAAGATTTGTATGCTACAAACGGTACCTTACTTGGAAAAATTACTGCCGTTGGTGCTACATCAATTAAAATTGGCGGAGGATTGTTAGCAGATGTTGCAGATAATGACCATCTCGCTAAATTTGGACCTAAGCAACCTTCAATAACTTTAGTTGGAGAAGATTTCCATGTCGGTGTAGATACAGGTAATAAAAGAGTGACATTTACTTTTGGAAGTGCCGGTGCAACCGAGGTTGATGTTTTGATGAACGGTAGATTTTGGATTTTAGGTACTAGATAATTTACCTAATGGGGTTGTCTTAAATGGGCAGTGCA